CGTGCGGCGATCCAACCGCTGGAGGACGGCCTGCAGCGACGTGAACTCGGTCGGTGAAGATGACCTTGTTGTCCTTCTGCATGTCCTTCAGGAACGCCGACATTATGCTCGACACGTTGATGACCCGCGTCATGTCCACGGTCTGGTGTGTGCAGATCGTGCGCATGGCCGCTAGCTTTTCGATCATGAACTTGCGGAGCTCCGGCTCGTCGAACACGCCAAGCCCTAGCTGGTTCGCGTAGCGCGCGCCGAGAAGGATGCAGGAGATGAGCCCCGTCCAGAAGCGCTCTTCTTTCTGTGCGTGGACTTCGTCGCCGATCTCCGCGGCGAGCTTCGCCATGTCGGTTTCGATCTGCTTGAAGTTTTTGCCGAGCCACTGAGCGTACTTCAGGCCAATGTCGCCGTGGTTGTTGTTCAGCTTGGCTAGGATCACGCTGGCCTCTGCGTCCCTGATCGTGCCGGCCGCGCCCATCTTGGCGGGGATAACCGGGTACTCGAATATCCGGTAGAGGCCCGCGAGCGTCGTGCTGGTCATCTGCGTGATGTGATCCACGAGACTGTCGTTGTTCGCGGACACCAGCAGCGTCTGCCAATGACCTTGCTCTCTCAGCTTGACGTGCTGAGTGAGCCTCGACCGCTCCCTGCCGGACGTGAGTTGGAAGGCAATGTTGACGAACCTCTTGTTCGCCTCCTCGGTCTTGATCTCGTCCCAGTACACCGGCAGCGAACGGATCGCGCCGATCTTGTTCATCACCGAGAGATAAGTGTCGTCCTGACCTTGAGCAGCTTTGATGGGGTCACCCCACACAGCTTGCGCAATACGCAGGGCCGTAGTCTTCCCGATACCACTCTCCTTGCTGTATGCGGACATCAGCATGCCCGAGTGCCCGGTGAACATCACTAATGGCGCAGCGAATGCACTGGCCACGATCGCTTCCAGATCGGGCCGCCCTTGCATAGTCACAAGTTTTACAGCATCCAGCCAGTAGGCGTCGGAGCCCTTGGGCTTGTATTGCGCGCTCAAAACTGGGTCGGCTGTCGCAGACGGTGAACTTCCAGCGGGCGTCCATAGCTGACCACCAAATATAAAACCTTCGGTCTGGCCTCCCTTGTCCTGCCACCCGTACGGTGCACTGGCAACCATCCCCTTTACCTTCTGGAGCTGCTGTATCCATGACACGAAAAAATCTCCTGAGTGTTTGTCGTTCTGCCGCAGCATGAAGCCTTGTGATTGGAGCACCTTGCGCATCTCTGTGCCGCCAACAATAGCCATCTCCATTTCAACCCAGTCCACCTTGCCGGGCTCCACTTCGGTTTCGAAGTGGAGCTTGCCCGGGTTCTTTTCGAGCCACGCGTTCAGCATTGGGTAGTCGCTGATCGCGATGCTGATCTGATTGTTCGGGTTGTTGGGGTCGACCATGACCTTGCTCACGATGCCTCGTGCATTGCGGAAGAAGCCGGTCGGGAGGTCGTTACCTTGCGGGGTTACTGCGACAGGTGCGACGCTGAACTGTGTGCCGGGAGCTGCTCCGCTCGGCGCGGCAGGGCCGAGCGCTCCAGCCGTTGCAAGCGCCGCCTGAGCAGGTACAGCTCCGCCTCCTGCTCCAAGCAAAGCGTTCGCAGCTTTTGGTTGGTCGAAATTAAGCGGCGATTTACCTTGAGAGAGCAGCGGGCAACCCTTGCAAGCGCCCGCGCCTGTTGCGCTGATCGTCGCGCAAGAGGGCCAGCCAAGGCCGCGTTGAAGGCGTTCTCGATCTTTTCGATCAAAGAACTCGTCAGTACTCTCTTTCGTGTATCCAGCATGTTGGTTCCCCATGAGATGGGCGTCTGCTCGACCGCCCTCGGTGAAGGTTGAGATGAGTGTCGTGATATTCCAGAGCGGGTTGGCTAGTAGGGCACCGCCGGTAGCGAGGGCATCAGCCACGAAACCACAAGACTGAGCGACGTTAGCCAGACGAACAGGAGGAAACAGGTCATCGAGACCCATTTCGAGATCAGAAGGAAGACTGGATGCGGGACGCGGAGGGAATAGCGTGCGATCCACCGACTGTCCTGCTCCAGTGTGCGCTGGTAGTCGGCCCACAAATATCGCAAGAGGTGAGCGTATACGATCGAGATTGTAATCGAAATCAAGGCGAGGGCCAATGAAGCGAACAGCACGAGCGGGCTCCTTCTTACGGTTGAATGTGTCCGGGATACGCAGCACTCTTACGCTGTCCACGGTGCACTGCGTGTCGCATTTCAATCCGAAGTGCTTCGTGGCCTCGGCTAGCGCGAACGCAAGAGGCGTCCACTCCTGCGGGGAGAGGCGCTCGGAGATGCACCAGTACACATGGAAGCCGCCACCAGTGGACACCACCATGGTGGGCTTGGGCAAGCCGGCCTTGGACACGAACAGCATCAGCTCGGTGATGGCTTCTTCCGCGGTCGCGTAGCTGCGCGGGTCCGGGGACCCATCGTTCAGCACCTTGCCGTAGTCCACGTCGATGAAGAAGCTCTTCAGGTACATGGCGTTTTGCGCCAAACGGATCGGCGCGTTGTACTTGAAAGCAGTCTTGCCCTTCGTGACCTTCTCCGAAGCCACCATCTGGGATGACATGCAGGCGTATACGTCTAAGGTATTAGAGCCAGCCTTGAGCGCGAACTCCAAGGCCTTCGCCGCTTCGCCGGCGCTCGTGACAGCCCTCCCCGTCCATGCCGGCTTGCCGTCGGGCCGCGGGTTGGTGGGTGGGAACGTCCAGTGCAAATTGATGAAGCCCGGCTCGCCGGGTTGCGGCCACGCTACGACGCGGGCCAAATATTCTCGTGCGTTCTCAAACATTGCTTCCCCGTGAAGATCGGGCGGGGACTATCCCCCGCCCGTTAGTTCTTCAGATCACTGCAGGAGCTTGTTGAGCCTCTCGTCGATAGAGCCGGCGAACGCGTCCTGTGTCGCCGGGTCGACCGCTGGCGCGGCCACACGAGCGGGCTGGGTGGCCGCTGGTGCGGGTGCCGTTACCTCTGGGGTAACGGGACCGAACCCAGTCATGGTCGTCTGGCGGGCCGCTACGGGCTGTCCAGCGGCTCCGTTTCCGGCTGGGGCGGGAGCAGGCTCTGCGGTGGCTGGGGCAGGTTGAGCAGGCTGGACAACGGCACCAGCCCCAAATCCTCCAACATTGACTGCAGCCGGTCGAGCAGCGGGTTGATGAACTGCTGCTGGAGCTGCTGCTGGGTTCGCTGCAGGTTGGGCGGCCACGGCAGGCTCTGGCGCGTGCTGAGCGGGTTGGGGCTGGCTTGGTGCAGGAGCTGCAGCGGGTTGAAGCTGCACCTGTGGCTGCACGGCGTTGGGCGGCGGGGCTTCGAGGAAGGCCCCCTGAGCAGGCCCTGCGATCTGCGCCTGCGCCGGGGCGGAGCCCTCGGAGACTACTCGAGCAACCTCCGGGCTCGCCCGCATTTCCTTCACGATGAGCGCCTCGGCGTCGGTCAGCGGCCGGATCGCAGCGAAGGTGAACTTCGGGTAGCTCTCCTGCGCGTCGAAGCCGATCTTGATCGCCATCGAATAGTAGGGATATCCCATGGCTTTGTAGCGGCTGTCGAACGCCGCCATGTCCTGAAGCGACGCGGCGGGGCAGCGGAGCAACAGCGCGCCGCCAAGGCTTTCGTTGCGGAGGTCGTCCTTCGGCACGACCGCCAAGCGCCGGTGGTCGCCGCACGCCTTGCCCTTTCCACCCTTCGGGTCGGAGCCCCACGCGTTCTTCGGACAGTTGATGCAGGCCATGCTCTGCTTCTTCGGCACGCCTTGGTCCGGCGTGATGCCGTTCGCCGATGCACAGTCGGGCGGGTTGTTCGAGTTCTCGTCCCAACCGAACTCGTACCAAGTCTTTGAGAGCTGCGGGTTGGCCTTCACGATGACCACGTCGATCGAGCCGCGCGGTCCGTCGTTGTCTTCCCGCATCAGCGTGGTCGTGTTGCCATGGTACTGGATCGACCAGACCTTGCCGCGGTATTTGATGAGGCCGTAGCCTCCCGTGATACCGGCCGAGAGATCGTCTCCCGCATTGTCGCCGGCGAAGACGGAAGATACCGGACCACGGAATGTGTCCGGCACGATGATAGCGTTAGACATTATCGCTCCTGATTTGGCTAGTGGTGGTGGGTGTTACTTGCGCCGCACCCCAACGTCTTGGAAGACGTTGTAGTTGACGCCGGGCGGCGGCACGCCATGTTGCTGAACGTATTCGGTAATTGCGGTGACATTAGGTTTTTTGTCGAGCATGTCAAACGCTCCCTGCGTGATTACCCACGCCCAGAACACATTGATGTCGGCTGCAGACGCGGAGACCTTTTGCGTGAGCGAAACAGTGCCAGCATCGGTCTTTGCGTTCTGCAGGTGCATGCTGTTGAGAGCTGTCTTGAGCTCTACCTTAATCATCTCCATCGCTTG